ATTCCCCGATTTCCCATAAGAGGGTTGGTTTCTACCGGAATTTCAAGGTAGGAAGCCTGCTTATCAGCCCCGAGATCGGCGGTGCGGATAACTACCAGGCGGTCGCCCATAGTCTCAGCAGTTTTCTTATATGCCTGAAAAAGTTCTTCTTCCCCGGGATAATTCTCCCTGCCAAGATACTGGAACTCGCTTCGCAGCAGTCCGATTCCCTTTGCCCCATAATAAAGGGCACTGTTTAAATCATCCAGACTGCCAATATTCGCGTAGATTCCCACTTCACGTCCATCTTTCGTAATATCGCCCTTGTCTTTCAGCTTCAAAAGGGATTCCCGCTCTACCAGATCTGCTTTTCGGCGAATCTCGTATTCTTTTCGTACCTCATTATCCGGTTCCAGATAGATGGTTCCCGTATATCCGTCAATAATGGCAATGCTGTCTTCCCACTCTTCTTCTGACTGTGGAATCCCAATACCTGTAACACAGGGAATATCCATATTTTTCGCAAGGATCGCAGCGTGAGAGGTAGCAGAACCTTTGCGGGTGACAATACCCAGAAGCTTCTCCTTATCCATTTCCATCAGTTCTGCAAGAGAAAGGGCATCTGCTGCCAGAATGACTGGTTCCTCTCCCAGATCAATTTTGTTCTCATCTTCCCCGAGAATTTCCAGAAGGAGACTGGAGATGCGGCTTACATTGTGGATTCGTTCCTTTATGGTCGGATCGTTCAGCCTGGAAAAAGTACTCTGCATCTCATCTCTTGTGGTCTGCACTGCATAAGCAGCAGTCACCTTTTCCCCTGTGATCATACTCTGTACCGCACGGAGAAAGCTGCCAGAGCCCAGAAGCTCTGCCTGCTCCAGGATCTGGTTTGTTCCATTTTCCCCATTCACTTTCACAATTCTATCCAAAGGTTGGGGTTCCATATCCAATTCAGGATCAGCTGTGTCCATTTGCTTTTCTGACATTCTGTCATACTCTTCCTTCAAGGTCTGCATCACATGCCGACGAGCCACATCAAAATTCTTCAGTTCCTTTTTTACATCATCTGCCTGATGCTGTCGGATCTGATATTCACCTTTCCGATAAAACCTGATTTTCCCAATGGCAATCCCCGCAAAGGCGGAAGCTCCCTTGTATATTTCCATTTTGTTTCTCCTCTAAAAAACTCATTTATTTCTGTAAATAATAATCACACACTGGCGAAACTTTGTCAATATCAGTGTTGTTTTCTCTGGCCCCGGAAACATATATGTGCAAGCATTCTCCACCTCCAGCGACCTCTCTCCTTTCTCCGCAGTGCAATCCTGCCCGGTAGGACTTTTCTATTACATAAAAAAAGAGCCTGCACAGTGATTTATCCGTTTTTCTCCCGAATGGTTCACTCACAGACTCTTTCCTGATGTTATCCTTTTACTGAATTAATTCAATTAATCGCAGGCAGCCTTAAACTCAGTCCAGTTCTTATTATACTGTTCCTCAGCTTCCTGACTTACATTCTTAATACTCTCACCGCTTGTTACACT